ATTTGGAAAATGAATCAGATGTGTTCTATACGATCGTAACCTACAAAGACAATCCCTTCTTGGAACAATCACTTATTGATGAGATTGAAAAGTTAAAGTATAGAGATGCGGCAATTTGGAAAGTATTTGGTGAGGGACAGAGGGGAACACCCACAAGAGTTGTATTTAATCATCAACAATATTATTCCGAACTACCACCATCTGCGAAGTTGTTAGGATATGGATGTGATATTGGATACAATGATCCCAATACATTGGTTGCTGTTTATAAGGACGGAGATTCCATTTATTGTAAGGAATTATTGTATCTGAGGAATACTACCATCTCTGACTTTATCTACAAAATTAAAGACCTTAAAATCAATTTAACAGATGATTTCATTGTTGACTCAGCAGCACCACAAGCCATATCAGAAATGTCCCGAGCAGGAATAAATGCAAAACCAGTAAAGAAGGATACGATACTATCAGGAATAGATCAGATAAAGAGATCTAATTTCTTTATTGATGCTCACTCAAAGAATTTAATTGATGAAGTTAATTCGTATGTTTGGAAGATAGATAAGAACGGAAATATACTGGATGAGGCTGAGGACAAAAATAATCATTTGCTGGACGCCATACGGTATGTTTTACAAATGAAGGCAATGAGGAACACAGGAGTATTCATTTACTAAAAAGGGACAAACAAATAAAAATATATTTATAGATAGAGTATGAACAAAATAGAAGTTAACGGAAAAACAATTGAGATCAAAGACCCCACAGTAACTGATTGGGCTAATGTGATGAAATATAAAACCATTCTTGATGAAGAGGAATTATACTATAAGATGCTTCAAGAATTTACAGGACTTGATCGTGATGAATTATTATCACAAGATGCATCATTTGTAATTAGGATCGGGGATATAGTTCAGAACATATTGTTAAATGAAAATCAAAAGTTATATCCTGAGTTTGAACATGAGGGAATAAAATATAAATTACTTGATATCAATAACATTTCATTTGGTCAGTATGTAGACATTGATACTTATCTAAGGAAAGATGAGAATTATAGAATGTCAAATATGAATGAGTTAGCTGCTTACTTATATTGTGAGGAAGGATTAAAATATTCTGATTCAAATTTCAAGAAAAGAATTGATGCTTTCAAAACGCTTCCTGTGAAGTTCGTCAATGGAGCACTTTTTTTTTTAGTCAATTTAGTAGGAGCATCGCAAAATCTTACTCAACTTTATTCCAAGAGCAAAGTGATGTGGAAACTCATGAGGATAAGAATAGCTTTCATAGTCATTATGGATGGTATTACGCAATTAGTTCACTCGCAGAAAACAAAATTTGGCAGGTTGATAATGTGGTTAATGTCTCCCTTGTTGGGGCTCTCAATCATCTTAGTTACCTTGTGGATCTCAATAAAGAAAAAGAGAAAGAAATAAAAAAGCAGCAACAACAATCAAAGCATAGATGAGTTTAATAACATCAGGTTTAACATGGCAGGTTGACTTTACAAATCAATCATCACTTATTATTTCCACAGATGGATTTGGTAATCCACAGATTGACAAAGCAACGAACCTTTCCAATCCGTCATTATTCTTTTCAGGTATAAGTAATAGTGAACCTCTTTATGTTTATAGTGGATTCAGTAATGCGTTAGGTTTTTCAGGAACTGCACAAGCGAATGGTGGAAATACCCTTACAAACAAACTTGGTGATTATGGTTCATATACTGATTACACAATGTTCTTCATGGTTAATAACACAGGAGGAACTACCAATCAGTTTGTTACATCACCTAACGATCCAAACTATTTGGGTCAATCACAAGGTTATGATTGGTTTGAAGCAAGGACTGAAATAAATCCACCAACTTATGGAACTGCAGGTTTCTTTTATAGAACGAGAACAACAACATCTACAACAAATGATTTGAGGGCAAGTGGAGACACAAACAATTGGTATGTAGTCGGAACAAGAGTATATCAATCAGGATCAGATATTATAACGGACATTTGGATTGATGGTGTATTAACCGCAACGACAACCACAACATCACAAACTCTAATCACAGCAGTTGATCCAATATTCTTTATAACAGGTAGACAAAATTATCCTGGTGATATTCTTTACACCGAAGCATTATTCTATGATCGTAAGTTGGATAATACAGAAATGACAGACAACTTTGATTATTTCAATCAAAAGTATTTCCCACCATCAATCACTCCCACTCCCACAGCAACACCCACTGTCACTCCGACAAATACAATCACTCCCACAGTAACACCAACTAATACAGCCACACCATCAACAACACCATCAAACACGCCAACACCAAGTATTACTCCATCGGTATCAGCATCAGGAATACCAGACTTTACAATTAACTTCAAGAAGATAGCCGATGACTTTGAGACCATGGCTAATACTCATTATCAAATTAATTCATTTGGTTTGGGTAATATTGATGGAATAAGTTATTGGACAACAAGTAGAGACAAAGAAGAGAATACAACATTCAATCCACCCATATTCCCATTACTATATGTGGTTCCTGGTAATGTTATCAATGACTTACAATACAAGACATGGGAATTCAATAATGTTATGATGGATATTGTTGAAAGGGATTTAGATAATCAGGTGGATACCTTGTCAGATACATTACAAATCTTACAAGATGTGATATCTCAATTTAGATTATCAGTTAAAGCCAGTGAGGGATTATACAACAACAAATATTATCTTGATGAGTTTGTTAATTGTGTTCCATTTATGGAGAAGCAAGCAGATATGACAAATGGGTGGAATGGATTATTGAGAATTAAAACAATGACCCCACTCAATAGATGTGCTGCTGCTTTCAACACATGGACGGGATCACCAATCATTCACGATACAATTAACTTTAAAACATTCCACGATGATTTCAGAACTCTATCTGAATATCACAAACAGATTAATTCATTTGGTTTTGGACAGATGGAAGATTTATCTTTTTGGACTGAGATGAGAGACAAGGTTGATAACAGTCATTTCAACTCACCCATATTCCCATTACTATATGTTGTTCCTGGTGATGTCCAACAGAAGTTTGGATTTATGGAATATAGTTTCACCATTATTGTAATGGATATTATTGAGAGGGACTTATCCAATCAGACAGATGTGTTAAGTGATACCAATCAAATGATGGATGATATCATCTCTCAATTTAGATTATCGGTTAATGCTTCACTCGGTAATTTCAATTCAAAGTATTATTTACAGAACCCTGTTGTATGTGTTCCATTCCTTGAAAAGTATTCAGATCTAACTGGTGGATGGACAGCACAAATTAATATTGAAGTTCCAAATTCTCTTGATAGATGTAATGCAGCATTTATGTCGTTCATTACTCCGAGCCCTACAGCAACACCAACCAACACCCCAACTCCAAGTATCACTCCTACAAACACACCAACTGTTACTCAGACACAAACGAGCACACCTTCAGAGACACCTACTAATACCCCATCAGAAACTCCAACCAACACGCCTACTGTTACAAACACACCAACAACCACAACAACATTAACAAGCACTCCAACTCCAAGTGTTACTCAGACAAACACACCAACAACCACAACAACATTAACAAGCACTCCAACTCCAAGTGTTACTCAGACAAACACTCCAACTAACACAATGACACCATCAGTAACACCAACTAATACAAACACGCCAACTAATACTGCGACAAACACACCAACTCCAAGTGTTACCCCAAGTGGTGGAGGAACACCACATCAAATATGGGGCACTGACAATAGGAAGTGGGATAATAATTCTGACTTATGGAGCACAACTTAAAAATATTTTAATTAAAATTATATGGCTATTTTAACAAACGAACGAATCAAAGACACATACTATGGTCTATTAAACCTTCAAGATTCCACAACAGGAATCACACAATCATTCCAACAGATCCAAGATGGACTTGGGAACAATACAGGATTAACAATAAGACAAAACCAATTACAAGGTGGTGGATTATTCTCAAATCAATATTTTGTCCCACAATATATGGGAACAAACACAATAACTTTTTCTGCGGGAAGTCAATCTGCGTTAGGAACACAGAATGTTATAATCGCAACACCATTTTATGACCCAGGTATGTTCTCTTATTCTGCGATGAGTTATTTTTTGGGAACTATAACCTCAACAAGTGACACTTGTGAAGCAGCAATCTATTCACCTCAATACATTAATGGTGCGGGATTACATCCAAAAGATGTGATTATTTCAGGATTAACAATAACTACAACAGGATCAACAGGATTAAAAACAATAATCTTTCCATCAAATATTAGTATGAGTGGAACAGGTGCAGGTCCTTATTTCCTTGTATTCAAGATTTCCAATGGTGGAGTTCAACCAACAGTTAGATTTGGAGGGGGTGGTTTTTATTCAGGTGTTGCCAATTTGTTTTACGGACAAGTTCCTACCGTAACAGGAATAAATTATGGTACACCCATAAGAATTAATGGAAGCAACTATGTTTATTCAGGAACATCAACCTTTCAAAATCCATTTCCAACAAGTATTGCGTCAACACAAAGTTCAACATTTAGTATTACAATGAATACATTTGGATTTGCATTACATACAGTAGGAGCATAATATGTTTGAATTAACTGATAGAGAACTACAAAGATTTGGCACCTTATTGGTGAATCTCATTAAGAAGAAACTTAAGGAGAAGATTTATCCATATGGTAATCCCAATCAAAAAGGGAAGGGAAACAAATATGCCTCAGGTCAGTTATACAATTCATTAACAGCAACAGTAATACCAGGTCAGAATGATAACCCATCAGAGTTGGTTATTACCTATCAAGATTATTTTAAGTATGTTAATGCAGGAAGACCAGCAGGAGCAAAGAAAGTTCCTATATTCAGTTTACTACAATGGATTAAAATAAGGGGATTAAAGTTATCACTACAAGCAGAAAGAAAGGGATTGGCTTATGCCATCAATAGAAACAGAGAGAAGAAGAACAAACATAAATTACCATTGGATGTTTTGACTGGTTGGATTGAAGATAAAAATATTAGAAGATCAGCAGATCAGAACAATATGAGTTTAGCCTTTGCTATCCAACAAAGCATTTATAGGTATGGTATCCGTGAAACTAATATTTATGATAAAGCACTTCAGGATTTTCCAAATGTGATGGATAACTTACCGGTTAATTTACCACAGGAATTAAAAGCAGAATTTGAGTTATTGATAAATGCTGTGGCAGAAGATGTAAATCAATTCATTGATAGAAGCATAGATAAAGAAATTAAAACAATAGAATTAGAATGAGTTTAAATTTAACCATAAAACAAATGCCCTTGGCGATGACACCAGCACATGCTGATCATACATGGAATGTGGCATTAAATGATTATTCGGCTTATACTGATATTAGATTGGTGGTTGATATCTATAAAAATCCCTATCGTAATGACTCTGGTTCAACCCAAGTTTATGGTCAGGTTGCGAGAATACTTGTTCCATCAAATGAATATGGTAATTGTATCTTTAATGTGGAAACAATTATTACAAATCTTGTAGATAAGAACCCAAGAAACTTGGGAGCAATACCAACAAGTGCCACAACATCAGCACAAACAAATCCTTATTTGGTTAGAGTTGCTGATTCAGATACCACATCTGTTGAACTATCAACATCACAAGCAACAGTGGTAAATGATAGAACCTCCACAATATCGTTTTCTAATGGATTTAACGGGGGTTATGAAGGATTTGAGAACATATATCAGATCAATGAATATCGTTGTTTATTTGGGGTGCAATACACCTCTGGTGGGACATCAACAACAATAGTTCCAACAAACTTCTCAGCATATACATCTTATACTGGTGGAACGATATCCCCACTATCAGCACAGACACAACCTTATGGTGTAATGATCTGGCCTGGTGTTCAGGATAACAAACAAATGTCAGAACAATATTACTACTCAGGTAATAACTTAACAGGTCAATACAACTATCTTGATACCAATGTTTATAACTGGCAGATGAGCACAGGAACAACAAGAGGACAATTCATGTCTACTTATGGTAATGAGACAATACCAATGACAATACTTGGTTCAAATGTTTATCAGACAAGATGGAGAACACACTATTACAAATGTCCGATCATTGTTGGATTTATGTATGGGGGTAATCCACTTTATTCAAACACAACATCTGTTAAATCAATTGTATATTCTCAAAAGATACAAGGTAATGGACAGATGAATTATGATGCAATACAAAACGCACCAGTAGATTTTACATCAAGAACAAATTTACAAACAGTAGCCCCATATGGTTATATGCAACAAAGAATAGCATATGGTATATTCAAACCTAATCCTGAAATAAGAACCAATAGTGATGTTGCAATATATCTTACCAATGATGTATTTGGAATTGATTATGACGAGTATGGTTCATCAGAGATCGTTCAATATAAGATGGTAGGTGATGAATGTTTTAATGACCCTATTTCATTCTTGTTTATGAATAGAAATGGTATTTGGGATACCTATACATTTACAAAGAAATCACAAAAGAGATTCGGTGTAAATAAGAAAACCTATTCAACACAAAAATCATTAAATGTTCAGTGGTGGAATAGACAATCATACGATTCAAGTGAGACAGTATTCTACGGACAGGTAGATGAATTATTAAGAGTTGATTCAAACTTCGTAACACAAAACGATGCTATAATCATTGAGGAATTATTAATGTCTCCTTATGTTTATATCATCCAAGATAACTGGTTACCTGAAAATAACCAACAATACATTTATCCATACCTAATCCCGTGTGTAGTTCAGAATAAAGAAGTTGAAGTATTCCAACAGAAATACCAAAGATTATTTCAATATACAATAGAACTGAAACAAACACCTTATAGAAACTACGACTTACCAATTTAATATGCTGCAGATAAGAACAACAATTGAGGGACAATACAAATACTTGGATTTATATCAGAATGAACCGGTGAATCTATCACTATCGTTTGCTGAATTACAAGACATTACAACCAAGAACTCAAACTTCTCACAGAGTTTTAATCTTCCTGGTTCAAAGTTAAATAACCAGTTATTTAATTTCTTCTATGATATCAATGCGATACCAACAAACTTTGATCCAAACAATAAGTTTGATGCTGTTCTTATGTGGGATGGTTATGAGATTATGCAGGGACATATTAGATTGAATGGTGTATCCATAGCAAATGGTGAAATCATTTATTCTGTTACCTTCTATAATCAGATCGGTGATTTGATGGCTAACATTGGTGATAAGTTTTTATTTGAACTCAATTTATCAGGTATATCTCACCCTTATAGTGGTAATGTTATTTTGGAATCACAATTAGATCCCAACTTATTCCCACTAACAGGAACAACAGATTACTCATATCAAAATGGAAAAACATTTTGGGGGTTATACAATATTGGTTATGAATACTATGAATCAAATGGACAACAATATGTAAACTTTGATACAACACCATTAGTCCAATTTACACCATTCTCTGCAACATCAACAGGAATTCAATACTATCCTATATTACCTTATTTTGATTATGTTGGAACACCGCTTAATGACTATTACTTCAAGCCAACAATACAGGTTCGTGAATTGTATTCTCAAATCTTAGCAGATGCAGGTTATGAGTTAGAATCTAACTTCATGGATACAGCATACTTCAAAAGATTTTATGTCCCACAAAAGTTTTTAGATGAGACCATATATCCAAAGAATGCCTTACCAGCTTGTTATACATTTACCAATGAGGTAGTAAATACAGATCCATCAACACCACAATGGGTAAATCCAATATCAGGTGTAACTTGTAATGACTTAGGGTGGACTGGAACAACAACAGGATTAACAGTTAATGAAGAGTTCTCCGCATTATATCAATATAGATTTACATTTACAGTGAATCCAACACAAGAGTGTGATTATTTCTTTAATGAATTTCCTTATGCCGTTTTATACTTCTATGATGGGACAACAACAGAGGTGGTTTATTCAAATACATTCTGTGATAACACGCCAACAACAGTAAGTGTTGATAGGTCTTTAAATATCACAGGAACATCAACATTTGGATTCTATTTCTTGGGTGAGTATTCTAACATAACAAACTATAACCAACAGATTATTAATCCTCCGAGATTCATTCCAACAGGATCAACGATTGATTATGCCGCAGAATTCCCAACTAATGACTACAAACAAATTGATTTCATAACATCAATCAACAAGTATTTCAACATGATTGTTGTTCCAAATCCTGATGCTCCACAAAGATTAATTGTTGAACCTATCGTGGATTACATTGGAAAGGGAAGAGTATTGGATTGGACAACCAAAGTTGATTTCAGTCAAACACAAAATCTTATTCCAACATCAGCATTAGTTAATGGAACATTGGAATTTGAGTTTAAGAAAGATCAGGATTATGCAAACGATGATTTCTTCAAACAAGCCAATAGAGTATTTGGATCAGACAAGTTTAACTTGGGATTACAATATAAGAACGAGACAACAAAGTTTGATACAATGTTTAGTTCGCCAATTGATATTACAGTCAATAACGCATATGTTCCACTTATTACTGTATCATCAATGTCCAAGCTCCAAACAGTAGATCAGTCAGGAACTACATTACAGACATTTAGACCATTCAAAATTCTACCCAAATTAATATTTAGAGGATTAACCTTACCGAATGATAACTACGGATATATCGGGGGAACAGGGACAACATCGGGATCTTCAGTGTGCAAATCAGGTATTACATATACTGTGTCAAGTGGTTCTTTTCCTGTTGATGTCGTTTATTTAGATTGTTTTGGAGTTCAACAAAATGTATTCGCTTCTGCTGGTTCAAACACAATACTAGGTTGTGCTAATCCAACTTCTTTAAAAGTTCCCGCTCCTCTCTTACCAAGAATTGTTACAGTAACTAATTCAGGAGTTATTTGTGGAACTGTATTTGAAGAACCAAAATATCAATACTATTATATTGAAGAAGCACAGATGGATAGATTCCAAAATCTAAATAGATTTACAACATATCCATTTAACTATAATAACTTTAGTCATTATTGTAATTACAGGGGAGAGGATAGAACAAATGTAACAGCCACAGAATTTATCTTTGAGAGTGAAGATCTATACGACATTTACTACAAACCTTATGTTGATGATTTAACAAGTGAGGAAAACAAAATATACAATTGTAAGATATATCTATATCCACAAGATATTCAGGGATTAAGATGGAACGAAAAGATCTTAATCAACAATACTTATTTCCGTATTAATAAGATTAATAATTTCAACATTCTTGAACCAAGTATTTGTGATCTTGAATTGGTTAAGTTAACAAGAGAGTATGAAGGACATAGAGTTCTTTATTATGATCTAACCCCATGTTCAGGTGGAACTGTATTACATTCCAACTCTGACTTAATGTATCACTTATATGCTTATGCAGGAAACTATGTTAACTTATTCCGTGATGACTTAACACCACTCGGTTGTCATTTAGTTTCAATTGGAGGTTACGATCCAAATGATACATACGAACATTATTGGTTAAGTTCAGGATTTACTTTAAATGGTGTTAGTATCTTTGATAATTGTGGATGTTCAGGTAGAACAGAATTTGATATTGTTCAAGAACAACCAATAACACAAAGGTTCTTCTATTACATTGGTTATCAGTGTAATACAAACACACCATATGTCTTCTATTCAACAGCAACAGATCTTGATACAACAGGACTTGTTTATAAGATTGATGACCCATCACCAAGTGTTAATTCTGTTTGTGTAACAGGTGTTACTGCAACATTCCTTCAATCAACGAACTATACAAACATAGATCAATTCACAACTTGTTTTGAATGTAGTGGAGAATTTGATCCTGATGCGAGAGTTTATCTTGAAGCTGTAACAGCTGCGGGTGGAACATTGAACACAACAATATCAGGAGCAACAAATACATTATTCCTTGAATTGAAATCTGATGGAATATACTCTAAGATGAGATCGTTCTATCCAATGATCGGTGGAACATCTGCTTCAATTGCGATAGACGCTTACGATCCTGGCACTGGTTCAGATATCACTTGGGTAGGTGGATGGACATTCAACGCATCAGGTGCAACATCTAATGGAACAAACGCTTATGGTAATACCAATGTATTCGTTTCAGCTCTTACAATAAACAACATGCACCAATCAGTGTATATGTTGAATAACACTGTATTAACAGGAACAGCAGGAAACTATATTGGAGCTGCTGGTAGTTCAGGTCCGAAATATTTTGTAATAGCACAAGAAGGAACTCCAAGAGAATACTATGGTTTATCTGATAATGGTAGATCAACAACTAATGTTCCATTACCAAGAGGACAATATTTAATTTCATCAACAGCATCTACAATGCAGAACTTGTATAGAAATGGATCATTAAGATTCTCTGGTTCAAGTTCAGCAACAGGAACAATCAATCATAAGATATACATAGCAGCGATGAATAACTCAGGAACACCGATACAATACTACGCTAACCAATATGCGTTCGTAACGATAGGTCAGGGATTAAACGCAACAGAGATATCAAACCTATACACCACAATAAATAACTTTAATACTTCCTTAGGAAGAAATGTTTAACTATGAATTGTAATTTTTATGTCCATAACGGACCAGTTGGAACAACAAAATATATTTCAGGAACTACTTGTAGTGGTTCTGCTACCGCAACAACTTTAACTTTTGGTCAACAGATTTGTATGGATAATGATAAACCTATCATTAACTTAAACAATTTATTATTAAGTGGTTCTTGTTTAGCAGTAACTCCCACTCCCACCCCCACAACACCAACATATTGTTATTTTAACGAATTAAAATATTACACAGCACCATTCCAATGTCCAAATAATGGTTTGATATATGACGACATTTATGGGGTTCTCAAATTTCAAGTAACAGTTCAAGGATTCGTTACTAACACTCACCCTGATACTACTTTCGTGGTTAGTAATGGAACAAATCAAGAAAATGTTGTATTAAGGAAAGGAGAATCTTTCATTGAATACACTTATTTAAAAAAGAACTTTGTTTATACAGCAACAGGATGCACAGAAACAAACTATCCTGATTATGTTTTAATAGCCGTATCACCATCAATGATAGAGTGTTTTTTAACTCCCACTCCCACTCCCACTTTTACAAGCACTCCAACACACACAATGACTCCAAGCCCAACAGAAACACCAGCTTGTTTGGAAATAGGAAATGGATTCAACAATACAGTTAATGACATCTTAATTGAAACAGGTGGTAAATTAGTTGTTGTAGGTGCATTCACAAATTATAATGGATCAAATTATAACGGAATAATTAGATTGAATAATACGGGAACAATTGATACAGGTTTCCAAGTTGGTGATGGATTACAAAGCCAAACTAATCAAACTTTTCCTGTAAAGTATCCTGGCATCGGACAAAAAATTATACCATATACTGGTAGTAGTTATATGGTTGCAGGACAATTCCAATTTTATTCAGGATCATGTTCTTTTGGATATGCTAATATTCAATCAAATGGAGTTTATACAAATAAACAACTTATATGTGATTGGCAAGCACCGAATTTTAATGGTCCTTTACCCAATTTGGATAGTATAACGGGAATCATAAATGATGGTTCAAATCTATATTCAATATCTTCTGATAGTGTTGGTGGTAAATCTTGGGTAAATAATGGTGACAATGATATTTGTTCTGGCGGTATCTATAGAGTCAATAATACCTCTTGGCAGAAAGATACAGCTTGGATACCTTATAACGGAACTACAAATTTTTGTGGGTGGGCGATAGGTCCATTAGATTTTGTAAGAGATTCTAACGGAGATTATATTTGTGTTGGTGCAGGATTATTCAAGAGCCCATTGGGAGTTTCTCGTGGTATTGCCAAAATTAATGGTTCAGGAAGTGAAGTTCCTATCTATGGAACAGGATTCACAAATATAAGCACATCATGTGGATTACCTGGTTCAATTCAAAATCCATGTGGTGGAAATTCAGCACAAAGAATTGACTTACAAAGTGATGGAAAAATAATTGTCGCTGGTATCTTTACACAATATAGTGGCACTTGGATCACAGGTGTTGTAAGATTGAATACCAATGGTTCATTAGATAATACATTCAGTTCTCCAACGCCATCATCTCAATATAATTGGTTTAATGGCTTCAGTGGTGGAACAAATAATGTTTATGATGTTAGAGTTTTATCAAGTGGTAAGATTTTAATAGTTGGTGATTTCATAAGTTATTCAGGATATGCTTGTAATAATGTAGTTAGATTGAATACCAATGGAACAATTGATTTCACATTCAATAGTGGAACTGGTTTTGATGGAGCAGTTAGAGTTGTTAAAGAAGATTCTGTTGGTAATTTATATTTCGGTGGAG